CTTCCTTCACGATAACGCGTGCCAGAGTCGCGAATAGCAAAGTCTCGAGCTCGAACGTAAATCCATTCCCCATTGAGGAGAACTTCTCTAGTCGAACCCATTTCCCCGCTACCCGTGTCATCTGAGCACGTAGAGAGTCGAGCAAATTGTACCAGTCTTGTGGCAAGCCGAGTTTCACAACCAGGCGAGCTACAGTGTCTGATGCATTGCTCATATCGTCCGTGGCAAGCTTCCCGTCAACGCTGCTCTCACGAGCTAAGCGCATGTGGGTCTCTTTCCCCGTCGATAGATCGATACCAATACTCAAAAGGCCACGTCTGATCGTGCGAGCAGCGTCAAGCTGCAAGCCGAGCGGGATCGAGGCTTCTTTGGCACACCCTCTGTCTTTCGACCCGTCCTTTGGAACGGTGAAGAAGATGTTTCCACGAACGACCGCCGGCGATTGCCGACGATCGCGGACCACTCGCCCCCAACTGGTTTCCCAGAAGAAAGGTAAGAGATCCGTGGAGTGTTGGTACGAAGTTGGGACACTTGACATCTTGTCAGGAATTGTTGTTAACTTCCCAACGTCAGCATACGTGGAGCCCCCGCTGAAACGCGGAGTGAGGTGGTGAGGTAGCTTGGGTAACACTGCCTTAATCTCTTTACGCCATAATCCGATGAATTGAACTATAGCGCCATCCTCCGGGTCCTCGTGAAAGAGGTGTTCTGGAAGATAGCGATTAAGGCGGGCGTTGGTCGCACAACACTGGGTTTCGCACTCCCAGAATGTTTTGACCGCTACTGCCGCAGTATCTACACCCGAGGGCAACTTACACTTCCGAAGAAGCTCAGTCACCAACGCGTCGCGTTTGAAGGCGATAGCGTTTGGGTAGGTCCATGGGTCTCTCATGCGGAGCTCTTGAAGCTGCGCCCACTCTCCGTTGCTCACTAGCAGTTCAACTGCCAGAGCGCGTGGAGTGCCTATAGCCCGGCATAGTGTCCGGACTAGCTTTTGGATTTGATCCATCTGCGTTATTCCCAAAAAGATTCGTAAGAGAACATACTGTTAAATATGTCCAGGGCCGACAACTCGATCTCTCAAGTCGAAGGAGCCCCGTCACGAATCATCGCCTTGGTGAGTGCTGTGCTAAACAATCCAGTGGCCAAAGCCACAAAATCGTTGCGCTTGCTCTCAGGGAAAGCATCCGGCACAGTCACATTGATGTTCGCTTCAGC